CCCACTCTGATGTTGGAACATCTAAATAATTTTTATAATGATAAAATGGCAACTTCATGTTTCCACCCGTCGATAACGTCGGATCTAAAAATACATGTGGTTGTTGCGATGCCTGTACTAAATCTTGCTGCACTAGCGCACGATTTTGTGACAACGTATCCTTACTTGCAAATGGTAAATAACTAGCTAAAGCTCTACCATACAAGAAACCATTACCATTAATAACTATCTTAACATTCAATTTTGCACGAAGCAAATTGAAATTATTCACACGATTAACTACCCTAGCATTCTGCAAATACATTTGCCAAGGGTTTAATGTTGCGAACAAAGATGTACCTGTTCCCCATTCATATTCGCCAATCTTAACTGGACGAGAAAGAAAATTTCCCAACGAAGCATCTTCTGAATCCATCAACTTACGTGTTGGATCAATAGTTTCTTCTACCGCATACATATATGGGTCCGTCTGATCACCAAAATCTACATTTTGATGACCAGAATCATTAGTAATTTTCATTATATTAGCATCGGCTGTAGTACCAGACTGTGGTGTAAAACCTTCATTGTCTGATAATGCCTTCGCAATATCATTATACCGTAATAATGATAATTTTCTATGCAACTTTCTCATGTCAGCAGGGTGTATCACCCTGTCCCCGTGATATGATCTATCAAGATCACACTGACTATCCCGGTCGTCGTCTACCTTCTCCATTTCTAAAGAAGAATAAACGTCGTTGTTGTTTGTTTTGTTTCTAATATATTTACTAGTGGATAATATTTATTTACTCAACACCATTCCTATCCAATATGGGTGAGCTGTATGTTTGCACGGAATCCTTTCCGTGCACTTAATCATATAAAGCCTCCAAATGTATATAAACATACAAATATACAATATGTGGTAATCCAATTATATGAATCAATTTTGCTTGCCTCAGGTTTGAAACTGGCACTCGTTTAACGTCTGAGTTTGACGGATGTTTATACTGATCACTCAGTTTCGTCAATATAAGTTGCGTGCCAATTTAACACACGATCGTTGTATGATTCTTCTAACATAGTACACATGTGAGTAATACCTGCTTTTGCAGCAACCTCACACATTTGTGTCCTACGTTTTTCATACACCGCCTCACCGTGGTTAAACCATTCACGTAAAGCACCATCTATATTGACGGCACACGCCTCCTTGGGTGTTAGAGGCGCATTCTTGGGTCGTAAATAACAATGAAGAGACTTCATTATACTTGAATCTACTAGAGCTCCAATATTTACACCCAACTGGGAATGATACACACTAAATCGTTTCAAAAATTCAAAATCATCAGGTTTCAAATAATCAATCAATTCACTATCCTTATCAGGCATAGTATATTTTTGACCATAAGTTTCCAAAAATTCAGCACATCCTTTAATATTAAAA